GCAGAGCAGATGCTCAAGCGTGAGCCAGATAAAGCAGAAGAAATACTTACCCTTAACAATCATTTATTCTGGTCCTTTGAATCAACACCCACTCTAAAAGATTTAGATGATGAGGTCAGTGCATTTGAAACTGTATGGGGTAGAAGTCCTACACTAATTGTCGTTGACAACTTGATGGACATAGCAATGGATGGACACGAAGAATTTCAGGGTATGCGTTCAGCAATGAAGGAGTTGAAGTATCTTGCAAGAGATACCAATGCTGCTGTCCTTGTCTTACACCATACTAAGGAAGGCTCAGAGGGTTATCCTTGCCAGCCACGCAGTGCTATCCAAGGTCTTGTCAATCAGATACCAGCAATGGTATTAACCATAGGTCAGATGAAACAAGGCGATGATACCTATCTCTGTGTAGCCCCAGTCAAGAACAGATACGGGCGAGCAGACCAGACAGGTAACAACTATGTCAGCCTAGCCTTCAACCCTGACAGTATGTATCTAGATGATGTTCAGATTAAGTATGCACAGGAGGCTATGTATGGAAACTAAACTATGGGAATACACCTTCAGCAAAGAAGATGTAGAAACTCTACTAGGTAAACCACTAACAGATGGTGAGTGGAACATTATTGTTGATGAGTTATACAACAATGATGGACTATATGATGAGACAACCAAGTATGTATTGCAGGTAGTTGAGAACGTATTGAATGGGTAATCCAGCCAAGGCAAAAGGTAGCCAAGCAGAACGAGCAGTCGTGGCTTGGCTTAAAGCCAACGGCTATAAGTATGCAGACCGCAGACTAGCAGGAGCAACCTTAGACAAAGGCGACATCAGCGGTTTGCCAGGAGTTACTATTGAGATTAAGAACCACGCTAAGTTAGACCTTGCAGGATGGACAGCAGAGTTAGAAGTAGAGATGAAGAATGACGGTGCTTGGACAGGCACTGTAATCCACAAGCGTAAAGGTAAAGGAGACGTAGGTGAGTGGTATGCAACTATGCCAGCAAAGGTATGGTTAGCACTACTTAAGAAAGCAGATGGACAAACATAGTATTGCTGCCTACTTGGCACATATAGGCGCCACCCTGCCACCTGAGGGCAGTGGGTGGCGAAAGATTAAATGTCCATTCCACCCAGATAAACACGCTTCAGCGGGTGTTAACTATCAGGAACAAAGATTTAAATGCCACGGATGCGGAGTCGGTGGAGACGTATATGATTTAATTATGCACAAGGAAGGAGGCAACTATCGTGAGGCTGTCAAATTCGCAGAGACAATTTCTCCTACAGGCAACAACAGAGTACGCCCAGCACATACATCTGGCAGCAGACTATCTGGCAAGTCGGGGTCTGTCGGTAGACGAGGCAAAGAAGTTTCATTTAGGAGTAGTGGACAATCCATTACCAGGTCACGAAGGTTACAAGGGTAAGTTAGTTATCCCATACATCACACCATCAGGCGTGGTAGATATACGGTTTAGGTCTATCAATGGTGAAGACCCTAAGTACATAGGCCTGCCAGGGGCTAAGACCACTATGTTCAATGCACAGGCAGTGCTAACAGCCAACCAATACATCTGCGTCACCGAAGGTGAGATAGATGCAATCACTACAGTAGTCAAGACTGGACACCCAGCAGTGGGTATCCCAGGTGCTAACAACTGGAAGCCTTACTACACCAAAATACTAGATGACTTTGAGACAGTCATTGTCTTAGCAGACGGTGACAATCCAGGGCTAGAGTTTGGTAAGAAAGTTAGCCGTGAATTAGGCAATGTAAACATAGTTCAGATGCCAGACGGACACGATGTCAACAGCATCGTGCTACAGGAAGGAGTACAGTTTTTAGATGAGCGAATCAGAAAATGTTTCAATGGATGATTTAGAGGGAGTCTGGCGACACATAGCAGACAACCCCCTGCTACTAGGTATCCCGCTATCAGAGCACAAAGGTATTGATTTACTATCAGCATTGAGAGACGTATACGAGACCAACAAGACAGACCAGCAGTCAGCCCAGATGCTGCTCACCCTACTGGCTAATGTCTTAGTGGCAGCAGCACAGGGTGATGGTGAAGAAGTAGTAGAAGAAGTGATAGTCCAAGAGGCTATGGCTAAGTTTGACCGTGAATCCAGAAAGGTACTAAATGAAGGACACTAAATACTTTGACGACATCCTGATGGAACTGAAAGTAATTATGGTACGCAAGCATCAGGACTACGGCCCCAACAATATAGCCCGTGCCCCAGGCGGGGCAATGAATGGGCTGATTGTTAGGATGCACGATAAGATGGCACGGCTAGAACATCTAACCTTCAACAATAAATCCAACACGCCGAACTATGAATCCATTGAGGATACCCTAAAAGATTTGGCAAACTATGCCATAATAGGACTTATGGTACAAAGAGGTCAGTGGGAAGGATTGAGTGAGCCAAGAGTTCATAACTGAATACGACTACCTAGTAGCATCGTTATCAGTTGAATACCATAGGAAGTATCCTATGGTGGAGACACCTGACATACAGCAGGTGCTCTGGCTTTGGTTTGTTACCCATCCTGTAAAACTAACTGAGTGGTCAGCCCTTGAGCAAAAAGACAGAGAGAAGTTAATAGCCAAATCTCTCCGCAATGCAGCCATAAAGTATTGCGAAAGAGAGAAGGCAAGGACAGTTGGATACGAGTTGCTTGACTTGTATTACTATGACGCTACAGTTATTGAGGCTTTCCTGCCTAGCATTATTGCTGAGTCATATGAAATACCTAGCAAGATTAAAGATTTAAACTATAAGTTTAGTAAGTCAGAAGGCAGCAGTGATGGTAACAACTGGCTAGTTTTAAGGTCAGATATAGCCAATGCTTTCTTCAAACTAACAGAGGCTAAACAAAATGTATTAAGAATTAGGTTCAGCACGGACTCTGCGGAATGGAGCCTGATAGCCAAGGACCTAAAGACAACACCAGATGGTGCCCGTATGAAAGTACAGCGTGCTATCAACTCTCTCATCAGAAACCTAGGTGGCTGGAGGCCATACACAGATGAAGATGTATCACAGGCAGAGCAGGACGATGAGTCAGAGTAAGGACATCAGAGATTTGCTTAAGCGAATTGATTATACCAAGTCAATGGACTTGCGTGGTGAGCCAACAGAAGTATGTGTGTGTGGCTGTGATGTCTTTGTTATGTTAGGTGGATTTGTAGACGGAGAGATAGCCTTCTACTTTACAGATGCAGAGTGTGCAGGATGTGGCAGTATGGTCACATTACCTACACCAGAAGGAGATTAATAATGGGACAGAACTCTCTTAAAGTAGAAATTGTTGAAGATAGATTTGGCTACTACTACTCACTTATTGGAGTTGTCAACTCTGCTCGCTGGCGACCTACTAAAAAGTGGGCAATTCGGTCAGGGCTTAAAGCACAAAAAAGATATATCCGTGCAGATAATTCCTACCGCAACTCAACAATCATAGATGGAATTGTTAATGCCAGTAGATGAGGATTAAAATGACTAGACGAGATGCAGATATTATTGGCTATATGTATAACGATACTGAGCAAAAGATACGTGAACAGATAGCCCAAGAAATTGAGGCTATACATCCTGATACATCTTGGACTTATGATGCAGATATAGTAAAAGTTGTTGAAGCAGCAGCCGCTATTGCTAGGGGTACTAAATGATTAGTAGAAACACTGCTGATTACTTGACCATCAAACACGCCCTAGAGAAATGCTTAGAAGATAATCTTTGGCAGCACGATATGGAGATTGTGGATAGAGAAGACACCTCTGGTGAAGTTGTAACTATTGACAACAAAGAAAGAATCAAGGAGATAGACTTGGCTCTTGAAGCATTAAAAAGAAATAGCAATGACTGACAAACGGGAAATAACCAAAGAAATCCTTCAGAACTGGGCAGATGATATGGAGGATAAGATGATTATTTATTACATAAATCGTCTTGAGTCTGTGTTGCGTGAGCAGATAGCCAAAGAGATTGAAGGTTTGTACCACGATGATAGGGAAAACACTTGTCGCAAAGACAACTGTATTCCTTGTATGATTGTGGATAGCGCAGTTACTATTGCTAGAGGTAACAATGCCAACTTATGAGTTTAGTTGTCCAATATGTAATGTTGTAGTAGAACAATACTTTTCAGTACACTCTGACCACATAATTAATTGTGGTGATTGTGGTGTGCAGATGGATAAAAAGTTTTCAGCAGCGCCAGTGCACTTTAAGGGCACAGGCTTCTACAAAACAGGAGGCTAAATGATACCTAGATTTAAGAACAAAGCAGCGTGTGAAGGGACAGATACAAGCCTATGGTTTTCTGATTGGGGTAATGATTATCCAGAAAGAGAACTACTAACTAGGATTTGTAATGGTTGTCCAGCCAGACAAGAATGTTTAGAGTATGCACTTGAGTATGATGTAGATGGATTTTGGGCAGGTACTTTACCGCGCCAGCGTAGGGCTATCCGCAGAGTCAAAGGCATAATTGCCAAATCAATGGTACCAGAATGGGAGCAAAGAACACGTGGCGCTTGAACCTATACGTCAGGTAAACAATGACGGCAAGAGAGAAAAGATTGCAGCCACAGCCTTGGCAGAATACTTTCAGGGTTGGAAGTTTTACGGCACTCCCCGCTTTTACTTTACTGACTTTCATATTTGCCTACAGTGGGGCAATGGCAGAGAGAACTACATCGGCGATTTAGAAATCAAATGGCTGAAGACGGACAGTAGCAAGCCAGCCATCTTTCCGTTTAATAAACTACAGCAGATGCTAATAGCACCACCATATACAGATAACGAACACTCATATCACCGTATCTGTTTTAGATTTTCAGATGGCATAGCAATGGTTCCAGCCAGAGAACTAGCACATCTAGAGCCAGTCTTTCATACCAGATGGGACACGCAAGAGCGTGACTTAGTGGTATTCTATGACGCAAGGAGCAGGCCCGAATACTGGCATAACCTGATAATAAACGAATGACACACGAAGAACTGCTGGCAAGAATAGCCAAGTTATCTATAACGCCTGAAACTAATGTAGTTCCAAGTGAATTGGCAACTGCTTTGATGGCAGTAGTGGAATTGCATAAGCCAGCAACTGCAAACTCATTTACAAACAATGACTGTATTTGTATGTTGCCATACAGAAAGTGTGCGACTATTCAGGTTATTGAAAAGGAACTAAACTAAGTTTCTGTTGGAAGGGGAAGCCAGCAGAAAGCAGAAAAGACCCCCCTACCTGTATCGGACCAGGTAAGGGGGTCTAATCTATTTAACGGCTACTTAGCGCCTCTTCCAAATTCAGCAGCAGATGGGTCTAGCCACTTAAGAACAGGGCCTAGGAAGCCCGCCAGGGCTGCTGTGCCTAGTACTTTAAGGTCGGTCTCACCTGCGAGGTATAGTGCTATAGCAGCAGCCGCTGCGGCACGGAACCAGGTAAGCGATACTTGCTTTAGTGTTTCCATTTATATTGCCTTTCGTTTTGTATTGTGAACCTTACAGCAGGTACAGACGGGTGCCACTATGGCACCTTCTGCCACCTTCTTCTTAGGTGCTGGCTGTAATCTAGCCTTTACCTGATTCACAATCTTAGGTTGATTCATCCACCAGAACCAAGGGCTAGTGTCATTAGCGCTATCATCATTAATAGAAACGTGAAGGTGCTTAGTGTGAGGGTTACTACCAGAATACTTTCTATTACCTTCTTTGCGTCTGGCTCTTGACCAGATTTTTTTGTTGAAGATAAGGTACGCAACGCGTTCATCCTCTTTAAGTTTTTCAAAGATGACATTGCAATCAATACCATTCTTCGGGTCGTGTGTCAGGTCTACTGCTAGCCCAGTATTGTGGTCCGAAGTCGGGCTTGCTTTTAGATGAGCAGCAGAAGGTAGCAGTCCATCGCTCGCCTTCATACGCTTCGGTGCAATGGCAGTCGCCTGTCGCAACAGGGCGATTGCAGCAGGGCTTGGCTTCTTTGCCAGTTTCATTCATTTCCTCAATGCTTCTTTAACTAAGTCTGTTAGTAGTTCTACTTTTTCTTCAAGCCCATTAACTTTATCCTTAAGACTGGAGCCACCGTTAGGCTTAAGTTCATAAAGATAATGCTTGACCAGCCAACGCACTAATGCTGCGAAGCCTGTGATTAAAGATAATATGGATACGGCAAGTGCTGCCCAGTCTGCAGGTGTCATTTATACTGTCCTTATAAGTATGTCAATGATGCCACCATAGCCAGAGAAGCCTCTGTCAGGTGGAGTTTGTCGTGTGAATGTGATTTGTTCTATTACTACCTGACGGGATTCTCCCGTTTGTAGGTCCTGCCAAGTTACAACGTCACCGTTTTGTTCAATGTTTTCTAAGGCTTGAATACGGTCTTTAGCCCGTCCTTCATAGCCCAGCATTACATTGTACTTATCTGTCTCAACGTCATAACAAAAGACAGGAAACTTAATTACTCGCTGGCGCGGGGTAGCAATAGTAGCCTTTGCCTGATAGCCCTCAAATAATGGCCCTAATGTATTAGTAGTGCCATCTCTGTATAACAAAAATTTATAAGCGACTGCTTCTTGAGAGCCTGACGGCTGGCTAGTGGTTACTTCTACTGCTGGAACTGAAGCATCATAAGTAACCAAATCATATTCTGTACCGTCTTGGGCAACGGTTTCTAATGTAATAGAACCATATTGAAAGTCGCCTCTTGCAATAAGGCGCTTAAAATTCTTTGGCTCTAGCGTGTTATATCTAATATAACCAGTTGTTATATATCCATCTGGCATAAGTGCGCCACTTGATTCAATATGGATTGAGCCAGAAGAAGCACTAGTTGCAGTAGTAACAAAGACTAATCTGTCTGTTGCGCCAGCAAAGGCGCAACCTGTTGTCTGATGTCCTGTTACTCCGTTGTCTGTCCAAAGGTCATTAGCATATGCAAAGCGTAGCGGAGATAATTCATTACCTAAGTTAATGCGGATTACTCCAGCCTCACCACCTACACCAGTAGCAGCCCAGGCATACTTATCTCTGAAAGCAAAGTCATACACAGGCTGACTAGTCTCAACAATTAATGGGCCATAAGTAATAGAACCATTGTCATCTACAGTTGCAGCCCTAACACCCTTACTAGTGCCAATCAACATATAGCCTAGATAGTATTCAATCTTGTATATCTTCTCACCCACTGGCATCTCTGCTGCGGTTATGGCTGAGGTCAATGATGGCATAGCACCAGTTGTTGTGCTAAGTGTAAACTTATAAATGTAAGACTGAATACCACTAAAGGCTGCTATATATATGGCTGTGCCTGAGGCTGTGATACTAGTAAAGCAAACATCAGTATCCCCGTGTGTGTATACAGGGCTAGGTAGGGATACTGCATTGATAGGAAACTCATATATTTTATTATTGATAGCCATAATGATACGGTCTTTAAGGTATTCCATAACACCTTCAGTTACCGTAATACTGTTATCGCTAATCATTAATGTTGCGGTAGTAGATGAAGTACCAGTTAACGGCTTGCTATATACACGTAGTCTTGGGGTACCAGAGTTGAGCACGTTAGTAACCCAGTAAGCATTAACACCATCATCGCACATTGCATACACTGGATAATCAGAGCCAGAGTTATAATCTACAAAGTGAGTTACTGTGCCATCTACGGCAATCTTATCTATATCATATTCATCCAGTAACAAAATGCCATCAGTACTAGACCATTGGATAGGCCGAACTGTTTGGAATGGTTTGCCATTAGATTTAATCTGACCAGTAGTAAAGTGAGTGCTGGCTGTATTGTGTAGTAGTGTTACTTGTCCCTCTGTCCACACATCAACACCACGGCTATCAGCAAACTGATATGTGCTATCTCCTGGGATTAAAGCAGGGTCATAAAAAGTAATGCCAGTCCCATCGTGAAATGAGGACTGGCTTCTTATCCACCACCCAGTTAGACTTTGCTCACCAGGTTCAGTCTGGTTATCAAACTGTTCCTTGCGGTAAGGCGCAGTCTGGCGAATATAAGGACGTTGGTCAGATATGGCATAGATAAATGGCATACCGCCAAGGGCTGTATCATAGGCAATATCAGTGTTCTGCCAGATGTTATCGGTAGCAACTACACCAACATCAACGGCAATCGCTCTACTAGAGCGACCTTCGGTAATATCACGACCAGCCACTTACTCTCCTTGCTGTTGTTGTTCCTTAAGTTTCTGCTTTAAATGTTCATTAGACCAATACAATGCGTAATAGTCAAAGTCAAGACTAAACCGTTTAATATGTCTAACCTTTGCCCCAGTATGGGCGTGTAATGGAATACCTGCTGCCTTCATACGGCGGAAAAAAATAATATCTTCACCTATGAAATGGTCATCTTCTCCGTCACCAGTCTCCATAAACATACCCTTACCAGGATGTGTTTCACGCAGTTTAGGAATGATTGACTTGTGCATTAGCACAAAACCAAAGCCAGCATTGTCAATCTTAACTACTTCATCCTCTGGTAGTGGATGTAAATATTGAATCTGAAACTCTGATATATCATTAAACAAACAAGGAAATGGGCGCATTAAACTGCCTTCAGTTTCCTTGGATATAAAGTAAACGCCACTAACAACAGGACGGTTAATTTTATCTGCTGTCTTCCATAGTTTAGCCATAGCATCTATGGTTAAAACTATGTCTGAATCTACCCATAATAACCAATCAGTTTTAATCTTGTCAGCCCAATGGTCAAACAGTACTTGGCGTTGCCTACCAATCTGATTGCCTTGTACCCTAATTGTAGTATGTATTGGCATACCATTAGGACCACCAGCAACTAGTGCTGTGGCTAGTCCTTCTGTAAACTTGCCATCGGTGGTGCCGTTATCGCACCAACCGAGGGCTACTGTATCTGACTTACCTATCATTGTCCCCTTGCTTTCTTTACTCTACTATTGGTTCGGTT